TCATCATACAAGGTTATCATAATACCGAAAGCCCCAGATTATTCAACTATCTTAAATCCACCCACACATACAGATACTATCATATCCTCATTTGATATTGCAGAAATTTTTAGACGTTTAAATATTGACAAATCTTCAGTTATGTCTGATTATCAAGATAAAGTTTCATCATTAAAATGGCATTTAACTTCATCCTCAGGTCCAAACGGTCAAGCAGTCTGGAATTCACACATAGATGCAAAAGCGTTAATCAATGACATACATCTGTTCTCAACTTTAGTCGATTTTTCAAATTTATTCGGTACAGACCATTTATTAGAGTCACTTTATGCGCTTGAATCTTCTTCTGATGAATTTTTAAAGTTAAGAGGTTCTAGACCAAAACATTCAAAACTACATCATATTTTTGAAAAAGGTAATAAATGTAGAGTTATTGCTATAGCTGATTATTTTACACAAGAGGCGTTGACACCTTTACATGACGTATTAGCTCATATTGTATCTAAAATCCCAACTGATGGAACATTTTCACAAGATAAAGCTTTTTCTAGATTGTTAGATATGTCACGTTCATCATCATCTGTTATGTACTCATATGATCTTTCTGCTGCAACTGATCGTTTACCAATATCTCTATCAGAGCGTATTATTTCAGAATTATTCACTTTAGAACATGGAAAACTTTGGAAAGCACTTTTAACTGAAAGAGTTTTTATAGATAACTACGGTAATAAAATTACTTATAATACAGGACAAGGTATGGGTCTTAAAACTTCTTTTCCAATATTAGCATTAACACATCATTGTATAGTACAACAAGCTGCAATACTTTCTGGTTTTACTATAGGGTTTCAAGATTACAGTATATTAGGTGATGATATAGTTATCAATGACAAAAATGTATCACGAAATTATTATAAATTAATATCTGAACTTGGTTTACAAATATCAGAACACAAATCCATAACTCCAAATATTATTTCAAACGGTTTTGAATTTGCATCTCGTTTAGGTTTAGGTGGTATAGAGCTCTCCCCATTACCTGTTAAATTAATGTCAAAAATTATCTCAGAGCCAGAATTTTCAGCAGATTTACAGAACGAATTATCAAGAAGATCATTATTATCATCTGAATCATTTTGGTTATTTATGTCAGTTTTATTACCAAAGACAGCTCTAACAGATTTAGCAAGACTAAACGGTCTACCAACAATCTTATCTGGTTTACACTCACCAAATCTTCCTATTGAAGCCTCAGCATTAGATTATCGTAATTGGTCAAAAGAAATTGGTATATCTGAATCAGACGTTATAAATTATTATAATTATTGTGTAGTTTCAGAGTCATTA